CTGCTACATCAATTATTTTAACTGATGGGTCTGAATTTCCAACTGCAGGTTATATTGTTATAGAAAAAGTAGATCAAGATGCAACTAGTGCAACTTTTGGAAAATACATAAATGAAACTATTCAATATACAGGTAGAACAACAAATACATTAACAGGATGTACACGTGGAACTTCTGCTCCATACAAAGGTAGAACTTTATCTAACACAACGGCTGGCGCTCATTTATCTGGTGCAAAAGTTTATGGATCTTATTTAGCAACAGCTGTAGGAACAACAGTTATTACCGGAGCACAACCTGCTACAAAAACAATATATAATTCATTGACAGTTCCTTTAGTATCTAATGCTACAAGCACGGCAACAGGAGGCGGTTTTCAGTGTACAATTGGACCCGTTAATGATAGAGGTTAATTATGTCAGGAATTAGTTATAACACATTAGTAACACAAATAAAAAACTACACAGAAGTAGATGCTAACGTTTTTACAACTGATGTTTTAGAAAGTTTTATTTTAAATGCTCAACAAAGAATTATGATGGATCTTCCCATGGATTCAGACAGATTCGTGGAGCAAGGTACAATGGCAACAGACGTAAATAATATTAGAGTTCCAGCAGGATCTTTATTTGTTAGAGGAGTAGAAGTATTTAATGCAACAAATTCTACGGAACAAGGTACATGGTTAGAAAGACGTGATCAAACTTTTTTAAGTGAATATATAGGAAGATTAACAGGACCTGAAGGATCAACTACATCAGGAGCAGATGTTACTGGAAAACCTAAATATTACTCTATGTTTGGAGGAGCAACAGGATTATCTGATACTACATCAGGATCAATCTATTTAGCACCTACTCCAGACGCTAATTATATATTTAGAATATATTACAATAAAATGCCTGCTACTTTAGAGTCTAGTAATCAAACTAATTATATTAGTTTGAATTTCCCTCAAGGTCTGTTATATGCATGTTTAGTAGAGGCATATGGATTTTTAAAAGGTCCAACTGATATGTTGACATTGTACGAGCAAAAGTATAAAACTGAACTACAAAAGTTTGCAGCGATGCAAATTGGAAGAAGAAGACGAGACGATTACACAGATGGTACAATAAGAATACCCATCGAGTCACCGCCTCAGTAATTAGGAGATTTTTTATGGCAATAACATCAGCAATATGCAACAGCTTTAAAGTTGAAATTTTAAAAGGTGTGCATAATTTTACAGCATCGTCTGGAGATACTTTTAACATAGCTTTATACACAAGCTCTGCAACTTTAAATAAATCAACAACAGCATATAGTTCATCAAACGAAATATCAAATACATCAGGTTCAGCTTATTCTGCAAAAGGAAAAGCACTTACAAGTGTAACTCCTGTTTTATCCACGGATACAGCAGTTTGTGATTTTGCAGATATTTCTTGGACATCAGCTTCTTTTACAGCTAATGGTTGTTTAATTTTTAATGACTCAGCAACAAGTGATCCAGCAGTTTGTGCAATTGCATTTGGTTCTGATAAAACTGTAACTAGTGGAACTTTTACAATTCAATTTCCAACAGCAGACGCTGATAACGCAATAGTTCGTATAGCATAAGGAGGAAATCCTTATGGCCAATTCTTGGAATGAATCAGGCACAACCTGGGGAACAAATCGTTGGGGAACAACTGACCCAATAAGTTCTGGTTGGGGTGCTGATGCCTGGAGTACAGGTGGTTCATGGGGTCAAGCTACTGACGAAGTAGTTTCTTTAACAGGTTTATCATTAACATCATCAGTCGGAAATCCTATATCTGGAGCTCAACAAGGTTGGGGTAGAGGTTATTGGGGTGAAGAACCATGGGGAGAAAGTAATAACCCTGTTGTTACACTTACAGGTTTTGGATTAACTTCTGGCTTAGGTTCACCTACAATTACAACAGAAATAAATACCGGTTGGGGACAAGATGGTTGGGGTGTCGAAAACTGGGGTCAATCTGGACAAACAGTTGTAATAGTTTCTGGTGTTGAAGCAACTACAGGTATTGGAGAAGATGTAAGTTGGGGTAAACAAACATGGGGATCTGCAACAACTGGTTGGGGTGGTGAATATTATTTAGAAGTTGCTGATGTAATGGGTTTAACAGGTTTAAGTGCAACATCATCGGTAGGTACACCTACAGCTATTTCTGATTTTACTGGAACTCTTACAGGAGTTTCTTCAACTTCTGCAGTTGGATCTTTAGATCCTTCAGATCAAGTAATGGGTTTAACAGGATTAAGTTCTACAGCCTCTGTAGGTGCAATCACACCAGCAGATGTTATGGGATTGACAGGAGTATCAGCAACAGTATCATTAGGCACTATTTCAACTTCTCAAAATCCTATTGTAGATTTAACAGGTCTTTCTATGACTTCTTCTGTAGGTTCTTTGGCTCCAGCAGATGTTATGGGATTGACAGGAGTAAGTTCTACAGCCTCTGTAGGTGCAATCACACCAGCAGATGTTATGGGATTGACAGGAGTATCAGCAACTGCTAGTGTAGGTAATGTAGCGCCTTTAGGGTATGAGTCAATAACCGGTAATCAGAGCGCAGGATATAGCTCAGTTACGGCAACGCAAAGTGCGAATTATACTGCAGTAAATGATTGACAATGAGTATAAAAACAAATAAAAAAAGATACTAATTAGGAGAACAAAATTATGGCATCAACTTATACGGCTCTCGGTGTAGAACTAATGGCAACTGGTGAAAACGCCGGTACATGGGGAACAAAAACTAACACCAATTTAAATATTATAGAACAAATTTCAGGTGGTTTTTCTGCACAATCAATAGCAGGTGGAGCACAAACTACAGCTCTTTCAGTTTCTGATGGATCAACTGGAGCAGTTATGTCTCACAGAATGATTGAGTTTACGGGTTCTATTACTGGAAACCAAATCGTAACAATTCCTTTAGACGCACAAACATTTTATTTTTTAAGAAATTCAACATCAGGTGCTTACACAGTACAATTTAAATATGCTTCTGGTTCAGGAGACACATTTACTTTTTCAGCAACTGATAAAGGTGATGCTGTTGTATTTGCAACTGCAAACGATGGAACTAACCCAGACATTTACACACTACCAGCTGGTACTGTAACTCTTACTGGAACACAAACTTTAACAAATAAAACACTAACTTCTCCTAAAATTGGAACTTCAATTTTAGATACAAGCGGAAATGAGTTATTTAAATTAACTGCAACAGGTTCAGCAATTAATGAATTAACTTTTGCTAATGCAGCTGCTGGAAATGCACCATCCTTTACGGCTTCTGGGGGAGATACTAATATTAACATTAATTTAGTGCCAAAAGGAACTGGTCAAGTTCAAGCAAATGGTAGTGGATTAGCAACAACAGGAAAAGCTATTGCAATGGCATTAGTTTTCGGATAAAAGGATCACAGGAGAATAAATTATGTCAGCACCAAATCTAGTAAACGTATCAACGATAACAGCTAAGTCTGTTCAAGAAGCTTTGACAACTACATTAACAAATGAAATTCTTGCAAACGCAGGATCATCTGGAAAAGTATTTAAAGTTAACAACATTATAATTGCAAACATTGATGGATCAAGTTCTGTCGATATTTCAGTTTTTATAACTAAATCAGGTGGATCACCTATAGCAATTGCGAGTACAGTTTCTGTACCAGCAGATTCTACATTGATTGCATTTGATAAAAACTCTGCTATCTATCTTGAAGAAGGCGATAATATTGAAGCTGGCGCAAGTGCCAACTCAGACGCTGTTATTACAATAAATTACGAAGAGTTAAGTTAATAGGAGAAGATTGAATGGCAAGTTATGCTAAAATCGATCCCAATAACATTGTAATAGAAGTACATGTTGTAAATGATTCAGATGAAAATGGATCAGAAGAAAACGGAATAGCTTTTTTAACATCAGTTTTTGGAGACCCCTCTCCTAATTTTTGGAAAAAAACTTCTGTCAATACAGCTAGAGGAACTCATTTACTTGGTGGAACTCCTTTTAGAAAAAATCATGCAGGATTAGGTTTCACTTGGGATGAAGCTCGAGATGCTTTTATTCCTCCACGACCTATGAAATCTAATCAAGCTATAACTCATAATTCTTGGGTGTTTGATGAAGATCAATGTGCTTATATTGCACCTATACCATGGCCTACTCAAAGTCATCCAGAGCCAGGTCATACGGATCTTGATGGTTTGGAAATGATTCATTCATGGGATGAACATAAACTAAGATTTGTTGGTCGTAAAAACATAATACCTCACCCACCTTATGATCAGCAGACTCTATATGCATGGAATCCTGATACGGGAACATGGTCAGATAGCGGCTTTACATTTGCACAATTTATAGATATAAATTACACGGGAGATTAATTATGGCATCAGATACAACTAATAACAGATTAAACGGCGGAGTCGTAGGAGCTTCAGTTGAAAATTCTGGTACTACTCCCGCAGAGACAACAACTTTTACTGCTTCTGGTACTTGGTCAAAACCAGCTAGTGCTACTACTGTAGATGTAGTAGTATGCGCAGGTGGAGGCGGCGGTATGGGAGATAGTGGCTCTGGAGGCGGAGGCGGCGGTCTCAGAGAAGCTACAGGAATTTCTGTAACAGGACCAGTTGCTGTAACAGTAGGTCAAGGCGGTAGTGGTGGAACAAATAGTGGGGGTTCACAAGGAAACCCTTCTGTTTTTGCAACAACTTTTTCACCCAGCCAATCAACATTTTTAGGAACAGGTGGCGGTAAAGGAGGAAGAGCCGCAACTGACTCAGGGGGACAAGGGGGATCAGGTGGAGGTTCATCTGGAACAACAGGTCAAGGAAACGTACCCCCATTTTCACCTCCTCAAGGAAATCCAGGTGGACAAAGTCCAAATGGCAAAGGTGGTGGCGGCGGAGCTGGTAGCTCAGGATCAGGTGGATCAGGCGGTAGCGGCGCAACAACAACTTTAGGAGGACCGGGTACAACTCTTTCTGCTGGAGGTCCAGGCGGAGCTGGTGGAGCTGCTGGTGGAGCAAACACAGGTAACGGAGGTCACGGAAACCAACCTCATGGGTCTTTTGGAGGCGCTGGCGGATCAGGAAGAGTAATTGTTCAAGTTCCTGCAACACCATTTGCTTTTTACGGATCTGGTGTTTGGGACATGCAAGCACTTTATACTTATGTTAAAGCTGACGAGTGGTCTTAATTTTTTAAAATTGATCTACATCAATTCTTAATCTTATTCTTTACAATTTAATTTAAATCAATTATATTCTGTTGATACAGCATGATTGGATTAAAAAATTACTATTGGTACTTTAAGGGAGAAATTCCTGAAAATGTTTGTGATGATATTGTAAGGCATGGAAACTCACAAGTATTAGACCAAGGTTTAGTAGGAAGCACAGATAATGTAACTAACAATAAAGAG